TTTAGAGATTACATCGTGGAAGAAGTATTACAGCCTAAAGTATTACGAGACCAAAAGCCTATTGGTTGTTAAGACTAGAGACAAGACCAATTATTTTCATATATTCGGTGGTAAGGACGAAAGCTCACAGCGACTTATACAGGGTGCTACATTAAGTGGACTATTACTTGACGAGGTGGCCTTAATGCCAGAGAGCTTTGTCAATCAAGCAATCGCAAGAACAGTATCAGAGAAGAAAGCCAAGCGACTTTTTAACTGTAACCCTGAAAACCCAAACCACTTCTTTTATCAGGACTTTATACTAAAGGCTAAAGAGCGAAACATTCAGGTGTTACACTTTCAGCTAGAAGACAACCCATTATTTGATGAAGAGCAAATTGAGAAAATTAAACAGATGTATACTGGAGCATTCTATGACAGATATATTCTAGGTCGCTGGGTTAAGGCTGAAGGACTAGTATTTTCTAACATTGAGGATTGCTTGTATGATGATAGTGATGAAGAAATACAACAGGTGCTTAAGCGACAGGATGCAACAGAGTGGTTTATCAGCTGTGACTATGGAACACTTAATCCGTGCGTATTCTTGAAGGTGTGTGTAGACTACCGTGGCCAATGTGCATACTTTGATGACGAGTGTGTGTATAATGGCAGGGAACACTCTGTACAAAAAACGGATGGCGATTATCACAAGGATCTAGTTAACTTTACAAAGGGCGATAATATATCGGATGTGGTTATAGATCCATCGGCTAGTTCTTTTATCACAGAGCTACGCAACAAGAGTGGATTCCACGTCACTCCAGCAAACAATGATGTTATTGATGGCATACGATTTACACAGCGACTTATAGTCGATGGTAAAATAAAGATAAATAAAAGATGCAAGAATTTGATTAGAGAATTAGGTTTGTATTCGTGGGATGACAAGAAGACAAAAGATGCTGTTATTAAAGAGGACGACCACGGACCTGATGCTATGAGATACTTTGCTTACACAAAACTAAAAAGGATGAGATGGTAAAATGTGGAGAGTATTTAGAAATATCAAACAAATCATACAAAAGTTATTTGGCAAGAAGGTAGACATCACGGATCAGCAAGTGGCTCAAGCAGACAAAGATGTTGAGCAATACTTAGATGTATCAAAAGAAAACATTACTAGCATTGTGGCAAACGCAATTGCTAACCTAGTGTTTGGTGATGCACAGCTACTCGTTAGCGACGATTCCGAGATGGGAGCAATGCTTAACGAGATATTACAAAAAGAATTTGTCAAGGCCAAGAGAAACTATGCGTGTGCATTAGGAACAGGCGAGATATTGTCCGTTCCTTATTGTGTTGATAACGGACTTGGAAGAAAGGTGTATGTTGATACTGTTACCAAAGATAGATTTTGGGTAACAGAAAGACAAGGCACAGATGCAACAGAAGTTGAAGCACTAGCTGATGTTAAGATACACGATAACAAATTGTATGAGAGACATACATATTACCGAGTAGAAAACGGAAGTTACGAAGTACTTAACAAAGCATTGCAGGGCGACAGCGAAGTGATGCTAGGAATGATAGACGAATGGCAAGGCATTGACGATAAGTTTAACCTTAACGGTGTAGACAAACTTCCTGTTGCTATTGGAAGGTGTCCTGCAGGTGGCCATAGACCAGACGACCAAGAAGGACGACCACTCACATTCGGTTGTGATTCCATCCTAAAGAAAATACAAGACACCATTAACGATTTTGAAACAGAGTTCAAGCGAAAGAAAGTTAAAGTGTTTGCAGACAGTATGATGTTTAAGTCTGTTACAGACAACAACGGAAATATTATTGTGCAGGATGATGACGATGTGTTCTTTAAGATGAATGCTAGTGAAGACTTCGGCCTTGAGATATTCAGCCCTGAATTTAGAGACACATCATACTACAACAAACTTCAATATCACTTTGAGCTACTCGAAAAGCAAATCGGTGTTAATAAGGGTGTGCTAACAGAACTTAGTACAGGCACAGCAACAGCAACCGAGATTAGAAGAAGCACATACCAGACATTCTGTTTGGTTGACGATATAAGAAAGTCTTATGAGAAGTATATCAACGATCTAGCTTATGGTATTCAGGTGTTATTGGTTGCCTATAATTTAGCACCGTATTCTGACTATGAAGTAAAGATTAGCTGGAGCAACGCACTACTTGAGGACCGTGCAGAGACATACAACCAAATGGTACAGGGTGTTAGTCAGGGAGCAGAGAGAGTTGCAGAACTACGACTACTCAACCATCCTGATGAGAGCTTAGAAGAAGCACAGGCGATAGTTGATGAGATTGCCGAAACTAATCCACCACTAGGAAGCCTGTTTGATGAAGGAACAGAATGATAACTAGCAAATCGATTAACAAAGTATCACACACAATGGCGATGAGAATGGAGACGGCTAATTTACAAGCACTCCAAGTAATTGCAAAGCGAGTGAAGAAGATTGGCACTCTATCTCCAAGTGATGTGTACCAGCTAGAGTTACTTCGCAACATAGGTGCAGATGTACTCGAGATGGAATCGTATTTGGCAGAGGCAACGGCCCTTAATATTCGAGACATTGATAAGGTGTACAAAACACAGGCTAAGAAGTTATATAAGGAACAGGGCAAGTTTTATAAAGCCAAAGGCATAGATCAGGTGGCACTAGAAAAAAACACCATTATGCAGGGCATTATAAAATCACAGGCCAATAGAACAAAAAACACATTCAGGAACTTATCGCACTCGCAAGTTATTTCATTTAAGGACAAGCGAGGAAGAGTGATACACAAATCTATTCGCAAGGCTTATCAAGATGTGGTAGATGAGGCGATTACACTTGTACAAAGTGGTGCTGTAAATTATACACAGGCGATTCAAAGTTCAGTAGACAGAATAGCCGATAGTGGCATTAGATATCTTAATTATGCAAGTGGCCGAAGTGTTAACCTATATTCAGCTACTCGAATGAACATAATGGAAGGTATGAGAACTCTGTCACGAGATATGCGAGACCAAGCAGGTAGAGAGTTCGGAGCAGACGGCTGGGAGATAGACGCACACGCATTGTGTGCCGAAGACCACCTAGAGATACAAGGTAAGCAATACACCAATGAAGAATTTGACGAGCTTAACGCAGAACTAGACCGACCTATTGGCGAGATGAACTGTCAGCATTCAGCATTTCCCATTGTTATCGGAGTGAGTGAGCCTATTTATGATCAAGATACTTTAGATGAGTTCGCAGAGAACACCCTAAACAAGGACATCCAAATAGGCGACACAAAATATTCCAAGTACGAATGCTCACAGCTACAGAGAAAAATAGAATTAAATATAAGACAATCTAAAATTAAAAAAGCAGTAGAAGAAGCTGGAGGTTTAGACACCAGCAAATCAAATAAAAGGCTCAAAATGTTGAACAATAAGTATGGTGAAGTAAGCAAGAAAGCGAAGCTAGTTAAACGACCTGAAAACTTACGAGTACCTAAAAACTTATTGCGTTGACATTTGATATAAAGGAAACTATAATTAAAATGATGGTGAGAGCGAACTCGTAAAAAGCGTACATCATACCGATGAGAGCGAACTCGTAAAAAGCGTAAGGAGTAATTATGAACAGAAAATTTTTAGAAGAGCTACTTCCTGAAGATATGGAAGGACGCAAAGAGATTGTCGACAAGATTATGGCAGAGAACGGCGAAGATGTTGAGAAGGCAAAAGCCAAACAAGTTAAAGACATTGAGGCCGAGCGTGATAATCTAAAAGGCGAACTCGACGATGCCAACAAGAAGAACGAAGAACTTGAAAGCCAAATCAAAGACAAAGACGAGACTATTAAGGGACTTGAGGAGTCTGTTGGCAACGAAGAAGAAATGAAAGCACAACTCGAAGCCTACAAAGAAAAAGAACGTCAGGCTGAAGAGGAACGCAAACAGGCACAGATTGAAGAAGGATTAAAGGCTAGATTCGAGAATGTAAGCGAAGGTGCAGAATTTGTAAACGACTTTACCAAAGACGGCACATTCAATGAGTTTAAAGAAGCTCTTGATAAGCCTGAAAACAAAGGTAAGGGCGACAAAGAAATCTATACCGACCTTATGAAAGGCAACGAAGGAAGACTTAAACAGCCACAGAACTTCCCTGATATGAAGGGAATGGGTCAGCCTGATGTTGATATGAGTTTAGTCAATAAATATAAGGGTATGTCCTTAAAAGAGCAAATGGAATTTGCAAACAAGAATCCTGAACAATATGCCGAGATAAAAAAAGCATTATAAGGAGAAAGAATTATGCCAGGAATTTTTGATAGTAAATATTTCAACCCAGAAGTATTTGACAATTATGTAGAGACAGTAGAAAACCCAAAACTTAACAAGTTTTTGGAAGCTAATATTTTTAGAACTAGACAGGACCTAGCTACTAAGTTAGACGAGCAGACTGGTGGTAACTTTATTGAAGTACCAATGGCTGGTCGCATTGGTGGAGCACCTGTCAACTATGACGGTAACACAGATATTGATGCATCAAGCATCGGTACATATATGCAGGGAATGATTGTTGTCGGAAGAGCTAAGGCTTGGGTAGAGAAGGACTTCTCAGCAGACATCACATCAAAGAACTTTATGGAAGAGATTGCAAGTCAGGTAGCAGACTACTGGAAAGAAGTAGATCAGGACACAATTATTGCAACTTTAACAGGTATCTTTGCAGGATCTAACGCATTCACACAGAAACATATCTATGATATCACAAGTGAAACAGATCCTAACGTAGGTTCAACTACACTTAATAGTGCTATCACTAATGCTAATGGTGATATGAAAGAAAAGTATGGTCTTATCATCACTCATAGTGAAGTTGCTAAAAATCTCGAAAACTTAAATGTAGTTGAGAACTTGAAGTACACAGATGCCAACGGTATGACAAGAGATGTAGGACTTGGAACTTGGAACGGCAAACTATTACTAATCGATGATAGTGTTCCTGTAGACAAGACTTATTCATCAGGTGGTGTTTATACTGTTGAAGTTGGTGGAACTATCGCAGAGGGCGACAAGCTAACAGTTCTTGATAAGACAGTTACAGCCGACAGCGACGATACAGCAACAGACCTAGCAACAGCAATGGTAACAGCTCTTGGTACTTTGGATGACTACACAGTTAACAGAAGTACATCTACTATCACATTCACAGAGAAGAGTGGACATTACGGAGCAGGTGCACCAAACGCATCTATCCAGTCAACAGCAGGTACTGTTACAGTTGCAACAACAACAGAGCCTGTATCAACTGATACTTACAACAGTTTCGCACTTGGCGAAGGTGCTTTCACATATATTGATGTTGGAGCAGAAGTACCAAGTGAGACATCAAGAGATCCAAAATCTTCAGGTGGAAAGACTTACCTATACACAAGACAGCGTAAGGTATTTGCACCATTCGGATTCTCATTCACAAAGGCATCAATGCAGACATTGTCGCCTACAAATGAGGAACTAGCAAACGGAGCAAACTGGGAGATGGTTAAAGATACAGCTGGAAACCCAATTGCACACAAGCTAATTCCAATCACAAAGATTGTATCATTAGGTTAATTAACAGAGAGGAAGGTATTGAGATGAAACTATCATTCGAGGATTATAAAAAATTCGGAGGTAAGGTTAATCACGATGCCTTCCCTTTGCTATGGCAGGATTGTGAAAATCATTTAAGGACAATTACATTCGGTAGACTAAAAGAGCTTGATGATGATGCCAAGAGATTGGCTGTTAAGGTTATCGACAGTATTTTATTACCAGCATCTAATTATGACCCAAATGTGAAGTCTTACTCAAATGGTATTACAAGCATAACCTATGACACATCATATTCGATACTTCAAAGCTCGATTATGGACTTGGCAAGAAACTATTTGCCAAACGAGATGCTTTATAGAGGTGCGAAATGAAACGAGTTATAGTAGCAAACAAATTACCATTCGATAAGAGTTCTACTGGTCGAGATGTATGGTACAAGACTTATGTGGATGTAATCGATTACACAGTTGATAAGGTCACGAACGCAAACGGAGCAGAAGTCAGTATGGGTGAAGCCTATACAATACTATTCCCTTTTAATAATAGTTATGTACCAAGTCAGAAGTGGACTGATAGCGATTTTCTTAATCGTGATAACACATTCACTATGCAGACAGGCGATATAATTTTCTTTGATGATTTTCCTGATGCCATTACATCTAATTCAATTTTGGAATTACAAGATATGTACCAAAGTTGCGAGGTTAGAGTGGTAGAAGAACGAGAGCAGATGTACGGTGTTAAGGAACAATTGAGAGTGAGTGGTGTTTAGTGAGAGTTAAGGTAGATTTATCAGGGGTACAAAAGAAACTTGATTCTATAGCAAATAATAGAGAAGTAGGTTTGTTTCTAGCAACCACTTGTGCTAGGTATATGGATCAGTATGTGCCTTTTAGAAAAGGTAATTTGAAAGACCACGCAATGACTAACATTCCATTCCAAGTAACTTACGAGACAAATTATGCCAAGCGAGTTTACAAGGCTGAAGGAATAACCATTCACACCGAGAACGGACACCCAAACGCAACAGACCATTGGGATCAAGCAATGATTGTATCACACGAAAACCAAATCGCAAAAGAGGTAACGAGGTTTATTGAAAAATTATGACGGAAACTAATAATAAATATTTAGCAATTGTTAATTGGATTAACGGTTATAGACCAATAGGCGAGTGGACATTCTTTAATGTTGTACTAGACAAGCCAAACACAATGAGTGTTAATTCAGTAGGCACAGGCAGATATATTGAAGAGTACATGGATGGAACAAGGGAATGTGAGTTCTTGTTTTCTATCTCATTACAGAAGAAGTATGATGCAGGTGGAACTACTAACACTAATCTCGAGGCTATACAAGAATTTGAGAATATCTCAAAGTGGGTAGAGGAAAAGAACAGGGATCAAGAGTTCCCTACCTTTGCCGACAACGAGCTTATTGAAAAGGTTGAGGTAATGACTTCAGCACCTACTATGACGGTTGATGAAAATAACAAGGTAGCGAAATATTTAG